TAGCAGTGACATGTACAGTTTGATTTCCTGTGAGTGTTCCTGTTAAAGCAATAACTGCATTTCTAGCAGTATCGCCTGTAGAACCATCTGTATAAGATAAAGAAGTTGTTTGTACGCCACCAGCAATTGATTGTGCAACATAACCACGAATCGCTTCTTCTAAAATTTGTATGTTAGTATTAGTTTTTGTTCCCCAGTTACCAGCGTTCTCGCCAGTGGTCATTAACTCTGTACCTATATTCGTATATGTCGATGCCATTAAGCGCTCCCTACAAATACCTCAACATCACAAGATGCTGTATCTGTGTCTACTGTAATATCCACTAAGTCAGAAAGACCTGAAGCTAAAGCTGATCCTGCCGCTTTCATTGTATCTACAACGCCACCACTATTATCACCTGGATAAATAAACGAGAGACCAGCGTCAACCTTCATTCTAAATTCTGTATTGTCTTCATCTCTAAAAGTTAACATAATATGATTCGATGAATCTAAATTTGTAATTCTAATATATCGTACATCACCATCATCAAACATTCCTGCAACATAGCCTACTTTGTTGGCAGTGACACCTACACCGCTAATAGCTGATATAAATCCTATGAGTCCGCATTCTGTTGTTGATGCAGTTACAACTCTTTTTACAACTTCATTAACACTAGAAATATCTAAAGATCTTTCCGATCCATAATCTATGTTGTTGAGAGTGATTGCTTCTTTTACTGATACTGTTAATGTTGCCATATTTTAATCCTTACGGTGCTGGAGGTACATTAAGAGGCATACGAGGTTCACCATCTGTGTAATCGTCTCTTCTCCGTCTCCCTATTTGTTCTTGACCAAACTTTTGTACTTCAGCTTGATATTTTTGTTCATATAATTGTAGCATATCCACTGGACCTTTTAAATAGCTAAATGCTTCCACAAGACATGCATATAAAAGTCCGTTTCCAAAATTAAGACTTAAATAAGTTGTTGTATTTGCTGAACTCAATCCTATTGGTCTAGCATTATAATGAATTTTGTACATAAAAGCTGAGCTTGGTGTTGGAACAATTGTAATTCTTCCTGAAGAAGTTGCTCCCGTTCCTTCGGCTCCTCCTGACATAGCATAGTATTTTGGTGTGCCAGTAGTCGTTTCAGCTGTATCATATTCTCTTAAAAAGCTAATATCTTTCTTTTCTAACCAGCTATTAGTTCCAGTTGCAACAGTTGTTGAAGTATAAACCTGTATTCCTCTAACAAATAAAGTTCCAGCTGGAGCATAAACATTGTCTTTTGAAGCTGTTAAATTTCCAAGCATTTCTTTTCGATCTGCATCAAGTGGAATTTCTCTTTGAATTCTAAGTTCTGAATTGTCTATAAATTGATCGGTTATAGTACTTGATAAAACAGAAGTACCAACTTCCGTATAGTTTAAAATTGCTGTTGTTAATGTTGAATAAGTAAATCCTGCCATATTATGCCGTTAGAGTTGCTGGACCAGCCGAACAATTCTCTCCCCCTCCTGATACTCCTCCACTTGTAGCAGTGTTTGTATTAACAGTAAAGTGGTAGTAGTCGTTTGTATTTGTAATGTCGCCACTAGAGTCTCTTTTGCCAACTGTGATCGAGTAGCCAGAAGAATAAGCTAGATTTGATCCAGATATTCCATCAAATCCCACTGGATTTTGATATCCATCAGAATCTGAACTTGTCCATATTGGACCTCTAAATCTTACAGTGTCACTTGTTGATCTTCCATGAGCTAATTCAAAAACATTTATAAGTCCAGAGCCTGCTGCAATACTTTCAAAAGGATTTGGACCTAATAAAACAGAAACTTCATTTTCTGCTCTTGCAGGTCTTGCATTTCTTAAACCATGACCTTCTGCACTATAATGTCTTGCTTCATCTTGAGGATGTCGCGCTTCGTATTCAGATTTATGAACAAAAGAACCATTCCATTCTCTAATCATTTCATTATATGGAAATTCCATTCCACTTCGATCTGATATTGCTTTAGCGTATTTTCCTCTTGCAAATGCCATAGTTAACCACTCGGATAATAAGATTCTGGAGTTATATAAGTACTTGTAGAAGATCCATCTTCTGCCAGAGCTCTTTTTAATTCGTCTTCATATAATAATTTTAATTCTTGCACTCGTTGTGGTGCGTATTTTTGTGCTAGATAAAACGACAGTCCTGATGCCATACAAGGCACAAAACGATAAGGTATATCCGTTGCATCGGTATAAGTTGCATCAGCGTCTTGAATTCTTTTAACAAAGAAAATGTGAACGTCTTTTGATGCATTAGATGAATCGGGTGTTGGATAAAAATTGATTGTTGTTTTATCAATAAGTCTTTGAACAAAATATCTAGAGGGAGTTCCTTTAGATAATTTATTAGCTAAACCTGAATAGGTTGATCGATCTGTTTTTGTAAGCGTGGAATCAGCTTGATCAGTATCTCCTTTATCAGATCTAAGTGTAGCTTCTAAAACATCAGCTAAACCATAAGTAGATGTTCCTGTTGTTCCTCCAGCTGTTGTTGCAGAAGTACCATCGCCTGTAGCTCTATAGAAAATATATTCAGCTTGACCTTCAACTAGATCAATATTGGTATTGCCTACTTCCCAGTAGTGCAAACCTCTATTGCCCCATTCTTGAAACATGACATTTAAAGAACGTCTTGCTGTTTTTAATTGATATCCCGAAACAGATTGTAAGCCGATTCGTTCGTAAGCTTCTTCGATAATCTCATCAACAGCAAATGTCTTGTCGAACGTTACTGTTCCGGAAGTAGTATTAGCCATATGCTACCTACTATCCGTAAAATGCCGTTACACTATTACACTGAGTTTCTGCATAAGTAATATAAGCTCCAGAATCAAAAAGAACACCGTCTTTTGCTAAAGTAAGATTATCATTAATTCCTAAAGTAGCATTAGAACGAACATTTATTAAACTTGTTCCCGCTGTTCCACTATTTCTTATGTTAACTGTTCCAATAGCACCACCACCAGACCAAATTAAATTTTTAACTCTTGTACGTCCTTTAAAAATAACACCTGCTACGTTTGCATTAATTCCTGCAGACATATTACCTGCTGGATTTCCAACCGCTGTTATTGATGATATCGTTGCAAAATAGCCTGTACTTGTTGCTGTACCAGCATTTGCTCCAGTAACGGTTTCTGATAAAGCATCTCCATTAACATCCGTTCCCACAACAGTAAAAGATTTATCAGAATCGTCTCCTGCACTTAAAAGTGTAATTTGTCTAGCTGTTCCAGTATCTGCTGTATAAGCTCCTCCAGAAGTTAATGCTCCACCTAAAGTGAGTGCTGCATTATTTCCAACTGCTGCTGCAGTCGATAAACCATCAGCGTCGAGTGCCGTAGTTGTAATTACTGCAGATGATTTTAGATCTGTTGCCATAAATTTTCTCCTAACTTTATTAATTAAGATGGGGCCGAAACCCCATCTTAAAATTATTTATTATTCAAACAATAGTCTGCTTATTGTACTGTAGCACACGTTTACTGCTGCGGCGTTACCGTCACCAGCTTCAATCCCTATGTAAGGAATTAAATCAATGTCGTTTTTCAATGCTGCACCCTTTTGAGTGTTAGCATTAGTAGCCGAATAATTTGCTGCAATAGTTGCCTGAGTTGTCCCAGTAACCGAAGTTGAGCCATCAAAAGCCGTTATTGCACTTGTTGTTACACTGTACTGCACACCATTTACAAAAATAGATGGTTTTCTATCGCTATCAATCGAAATTTTGAAATGATAGTTTGTATCTGCTGCTACTGTAATACCTGTGTTCGTTAGGTAGTCAGTGCCATTAACAGAATAGATAAAGTACCATGGTGCGTAGTTGTCAATTAATTGCCCATTATCATCGTCAGTTGCATAATAGAAATATGCTTGGTCCGCATCCGTTTGAGGCAATTGATCATTTGTCAATTTTAAACCAGCCCAAACTTTTTGGTTATCAAGTGCAGGTAATGAAATTGAACATTCCCACTCTACTTGGTTTTCAGTTCCCCATTTAGTTCCGCTCCAAGCTGTTTGGTTTGTATCTAAATGTGGCAACAAAAGAGCTTGGTCTTGATCAGCCGTTGCTGTTGTCATTAAAATACCTGCTGAAGTTGCCGCGAAAGTAGTCAAAGCAGTAGTATAATTAGTACCTAATGTTTCGAAATCTCTGTTAGCAATAACGAATGCAGCTAGAGCTGATGCACTATCTGCATCTGGATCAATAATTGCAACAGCGTTAAGACCTGGTTTTTTTTTGAAGTTTTCTTCTAAATAGTATCTTCGTGCATCCTTTGCAGGCGTACCAAAAGTTCTATCGTGCACTACACCAGTTGTAGCGGTTTTACTTATTAATTTAAATCCGTTCTCCGATCTTACCGGTCCCGAAAAAGTTGTGTTTGCCATAATATTCCTCCTAGAATATTTTAAATGTAGTCCCTAGGGGCATGTCGACTATACGCGTCTACATTTAAGTTTTTTTAAAATTTGTATAGTGATTTTTTATAGTGTTTTTTTAAATAGAGCGCAAGAGATCTTTTTTCTTTTTACCAAAGATATCATTCCAATTTTTAGCATAAATAGCATTGGTTGGTCTGGATTTTCCATCCCATTGTCTATTTTTGTTTAAATTTTTAAGTTTATTTTCAGCATTTTTGCGATAGCCATCACTATGCTCTTCTTGAAAAGCTTTACTTTGATAGTCTGTCATCTGGTAATTTTTATATTATTTTTATATAGAGTGCAAGAGATCCCTGCATAAAAGTACGATTTCAGCGATGTGGCGTTTATCTAAGTTGCCACAGAAACTTCGGGGGCAGAATTTTGAACTGCATTTTCCACGTCTGCAATTCTACGTTCTTCCAGTTTGATCTCAGTGATGATACTTTTAATTTTCTCATCAATTTCGACCATATTAAGAGTATATTTACCTTGTTGCTCATACTCCAACTGCCACCTCAACTCCAAGGACCTTTTCTGTTTGTATAGGTCTTCGGTCATTTATAACCTCCTCATAGGTTATTCTTCTTTGATCTTGGTATGATTTCCCAAGATCTTCCCACTTTATAGACTTTTCTCCTAGTTTGTCAAGGATAGATTGTTCAATAGATTCACGATTATCCTCAGCTAAAACTTCAAATTTAGCGTGATGATCGTAAGCCCATATATTTACTAGGAATTTCTTAAGCATTTCTTACCTTATTTGTAAAATGTGGCGGAACTATGTCCCGCCACAAATTTATTTTGTATTACGCACCTTCGACGCCGAAGATACCTCTATAGTCGGATACTCCAAACGAGTATCTTTCTCTAGCTTTGTATCTAACGTTACCAGTATCAAAGTCACCTTCCATTGCAGTTGTCAATGGTGTTCTTTGGAACATTTTCATACCGTTTGGTACGTCCGTAATAAGATACCAACTATCAGTGTCAGTTAAGAAATTGTTCACTCGATATCCTTGAGGAACCATTCCCATTGAAACGATAGCGTTAATATCATTATCAGCAGTTCCAGTTCTACCTTGAGATTTTGTCAATCTTTCAGCATTAAACTGGTTAGCAGAAGGACAATCATCTTGACCGCTCTAGCTGCTATTCTTAAACCTCGTTCATCAGTCATTCCAGCCACATCAATCAGTGCCTGTTCTAATGAAGTTTCGTTTAAGTCGGCTTGAGTTGTTAAAGTGTTTTTAACTTTTGTTCCACTTACAGTTGTGTGTGCAGTAGAGAACAAACCAACCGCATCCCCTGATTTGAACGTTGCCGTTTGAGGCAAGCCATTAATCAATGGTGCAGCTGCTTTAACTTCTTTCGCATTGGACATGGATCTAGCCAAAGCTTTTGTATAACGAGAAGCAAGTCTGTCGTAGAGATTATCTTCGATAGCTTCTTCTGTTATCGCAAATGCTAGAGCGATAGTTTCCATTGTGTACCTAGCTGTGTAAGTTTCTTGTGCTTGATCATAATTGACCCCAACACCTTCCGCTTTCACATCGGCATTAGCGAATCCTGATAACATGACTTCTTCTTCAAAAGCCCTGTCAGAAGACTCGGTTACGTATATTTCAGCATGTTGATTATCATACCTTTTGTACTCCAGCCCGAATAGTGCATTCAGGCCAGGCTCTAGTTCTTTAACTAGTTGTGCTCTTGATATTGCCATAATTTATACTCCTAAAGTCCTGTTATTAGTTTATATGCATGTTCCCCAGTATTCGCAACTATGTAAGCGTTTGAATTTGCCGCTGTTAAGTCCGAATTATCTGGATCTTTAGAAGTTCCAACTTGAGTCCACGTACC